TGTGCCTTACAGTAGCCATATCTAGATGATTTATGCCAACACCCAGGATACTGACATTTAGGTCTCGTCGTCGGTTTCGTCGAATACGAACTTTCTGCGTTTTCGTGGAGTTTCATCTTCATCGGATGATTCGCAATTCTTGATTTCACCGTCCTCGGTACACGATTCAGAGTCGGACTCGGATTCTGAATCTGTGATGTACTCGTATTCACTTGGGTGGTAAATATCCGGTAAATCTTCTTCGAGTGCAGACCAGTCGACCCAACCCATCAATTCATTTTGACGAATAAACTCATGTAGTTCACGCTTATCGCGGATATTCCATGTGTCTCTGGCGATATCACTCCAATACACTAACGAATCATCATCAATTTGACACGGATACAAATACAATTCGTCCACATCTTCTTGATCCTTCATTTGTTCACAGTAGATGTCATACGTGTGTTCTAGAATACCTTCACTCGAAACACTCGAATCTTCGATGAAGTTTTCGTGACCAAAAGTGAGAAAGTGTACCTTACCATACGATGCATTTAATTTTTTGGTAGAAACACCCATGTAACACATGTAATTTCTAGAATTACGAGGAACGAGTTTTTCGGGGAAGTTTTCGGCTCGGAGTGCCCACACCTCAGTGTCTTCGCTAGTCATTCTCGTCATGAGTCCATCCAAATACGGAACACGGCAAAGAGACGCACAGTGTTTCACGAGCTCGGTATTGAGATTCATGTTCTATATATCATCTACGGTTGATTTGTTTAAGTGTATTATTAAAAGTCAATTCTAGACGCAAGTCTTCCAAATGTTTTCAATTTAAACGCCTTTTCACGCTCTTCAAAATCACGACACCTCTCGGTGATTTCGTGTAGTCTCACTTGCGCTTCCATGATCTTATCGTCGTGCGTAAATTCCGCATGTCTTACGGTGGGTTTCCAAGATGAGAATCTACTATAAAACCGCTCTTTTTCAATATTTCTGTTTTCGATTTCTTTGTAACGTTCAATATCAGAACAACACGCCATGTAATCATCTACTTGCTGGGTTAAATTTTGTACCTTAATTTCACGTATACGCATTTTTACGAGATCGATCACTGGATCATACACAGAAGAGTCTCCATCACCATATATCTGGTTCACTCGAAGCGTCCTCAATATTAATCCGAGGTCCCTCACACTCGTTTCGCATACAGAGTATTCTTCGTTTCCTTGGTGCACCCGGGCATTTCGACTCGCATTGGATGACCTTTTTCCAGATTTCAATTTGGACGTCTGTACAGAGAGACCGCGTGGCTTGACAAAATGCGAGACGGAAATCGCGGCTCGTGCAACCATTTTGCATTATACACTCACTATTCCTTTATGAACCTTTGGAAATTCGAGAATGATTTCCTCGCCGACTTCGTTTGTAGCGGTGACTATTTCGTACCCCTCCTTAACGCACTGAGTTTTGATATCACATTTGATCGTCTTAGGAACAAAAATATTAAACAATCTGTCATACAGACTCATTCTTCCTTCTTTTTACTGAGATGTTCTTCTTCAAGCTTCTTTTTTTCACTCTGAATAGTCCTCAAAAAGCGTTTGGGGTGCTCAATAAACTTAGACCACCTGAAATCGTCAATCGAGTATTCAATATACTCGGGTACGTGTGCAATAAATACAAACACACCCTTCGTGAATCTATACACACAAGTCGTAGCGAAAGCGTAGCAAACGGCTCTCGGGTAAAGCCACCACATTATGTGTTCATAGGCGTCTTTTTTTATCTATATTAAATACAAGATGAATCTTGATGAAGTAGCGAAGAAAGTCCAGTACATCACAGTAGATTCAGAATTCGTAGATGGTTCTAATAATACATTTACGATAGATTTCTCACTCGATTCAAATATACACATGGAAGATATGTCAAAAGTTATAGGGTTTAAGATAGTAGACTTTTACGTGACCCAAATAGGCGAAAGTGATTCAACTGGAAATACAGACGTGTCCAAATATATCGATGTCGTGTGCGAAGACATACCAAAGCGTGCACAGATACTCGACGAACGACACGGGGAAATACTCGCGCGAATACCACTCGAGAGGAGTTTCTCTGGTAGTAACTCGTTTATATTGAGAGATAAACAGTGGAGATCGCATCAAAGACAGACAGGGTTTTTTAATCCGTTGTCAATACAAAAAACACACTTTAAATTGTATGAATCCCAAGGAGATGGAGATTACGAATTACTCAAACCGAGTGTTTCGTTTTACATGATAATAGAAATAACAACCATCGATGTAAAAGAAAAACCACGCAATAGAGAGGTACAAATATTACAGGCATTAGATCGTCTCATGGAAAAGATAGACAGCCTCAACCATAACGTAAAAAAACTACCCGACGCGGAACAATTGGAGAAAGCTAGAAGAGAAACAAAAAAATACCCATTTAGCTATCTCATATTAATGATACTTCTTATTTTAGGAGGTGTGTATTACATTACTTCAAAACAGCATCCGATGCCCCATCAACCTTCTTTTTAACTCGGCGAACGACCTTCTTCACGGGCTTAGGGGCTTCTTCAACTGGCGCTGGCGCGGGAGCCTTGGCTTCTTCGACTTGTTCTACTACTGGCGCTGGCACTGGCGCTGGCGCTGGTGCTGGTGCTGGCGCTGGGGTGCTGTCAAGTTCATCCACCAAACGCATCAACAAACCATACACGTGTTTCTTGTTGATTCGAAGGGTTTGCATTTCATCTCTGATTTCTTGCCTGAGAGCTTCCATTATAATATACATAAAGGAAATATTATCTTTAAATGTAATGCTGGTCATAGGTCCTACCCTTCTGAGTGGAATAGGACAACACGCAAAGAAATACACTGAACTTTTCCCCGAATGGAAATATATTCAGGTATCCGAACACATACCGGAATGTGAACGCGCTTTCATATTCGCTCTACCCGTCGAATACTGGTTCGATAAAATAGTCGAACTCAAAAAGAAAATTAAGCATTTACATTGCATGACGGTATGTGAAACTGAAACTGTACACGAAGACTATGGAAAACTATTTAAATTATTTGATAGAATCGCCGTACCGAGTGAATTCTGTAAAAATGTATTTTCGCGTCAGTTTCCGGACACCGAATTCTATGTAATACGGGCGCACATACCACACAAGGATACGTATACATTCTATCACATAGGCAACGTGATGGACCAACGAAAGAATTTCAGAGCTATTTTAGAGTCATTCGTTCGTCTGAATAAACCAGATACAAAGCTTCTGGTAAAAGCCACGTGCAATCAACCGATAACCATAAATCTACCAAACGTTGAAGTAATAAACGGGCTCGTATCGGACGACGAAATGGACAAAATACATAGAATGTCTGATTGTTACGTGAGTTTTTCAAGTTCAGAAGGAGTTGGTATGGGTGCAGTTGAAGCGGCCATGCGTGATAAACCCGTGATCATCACAGAATACGGTGGTGCACCCGAATATGTTAAAACACCGTACACGGTTTCGTGTGAACTTCAAGAGTTGCAGAATGACGATTTCTTGTTTAAGAAAGGAATGCAATGGGGCAAACCAAACAAAGAACAACTCTTGGAATTCATGACGGATGCATATGAAAAACGATTGAGGCACATGGACCACTCACATACGAAGTGGATGGTGGGTAAAGAAAATGTTTCACAACAATTCATCGATAATGTAATTGGTAAGTAAAACAATGAGACCGGTGAGAATAGCACCCGAGGCGATGGCACCCTTTTGAGCGATCAACATGGAAACGATATCGTCTACAAAACCAATGTTGGTTGGTTTCTTCACGGTGTCTGGAACAATTTTGGCTAAAGCGACGTAGAGAGCCATGGCTATTACAACTGGACGAAGTGTCTCTTGGTCTAACATTTATAGTACACTAATATTTTATCTTCGGTTGATGTTTTCTACAAAACCCACCACACACCGCCTTGAACCCACACGACTTACCACTCAATGTCACGGCTTGACATGTGTGTACAGCTCTTCGCTTCTCAGATACAACTTCTGGAGCCTTGCTAATGAGTTGAATGGTTCTATTCTGTTTTTCAGTTCTGAGTTGCGCGTATTTTTGTTTCATCTTCCAGGTAGCGTTTGCGAGTTTCGTGCATCTATCGGTGGGGGAATCCACTCGATACATTCGCATAGCGTCGGCGAGGCACTGTTCGTAGGACATCTTCAAATGTTTGATTACAAGGATGGGTCTGCGTGACTTAGGTTCTCATTCTAGATTTAATGTGTCCGAGCATGCTTACTGCTTGTACAGGGTTGATGATGAAAAGCTCGTGTGAATTTGGAGATCGCAGATGACTAAAAACCCTGTGCATCTCTTTCTCCGCAGCTCTCGCGTGTTTTTCAGATCTAAAAGTTTCGTGTCCCTCTACTTCAAAGTCGATCGGAACACTCGTGTTCAACTCCGAAAGACGTCTCGTGAGCTTATTAGTATACCCTACCTTGAGCCACGGGTCTCTAAAGCTCTTGTTAGAAACGATATACACAGTCGGCTTATTTAAATTTCTGTATATGTGTCTACCACCACATAAAACACACCTTTTTCTGTCGATGTTTTTAATGAGGTCCGCCTCCTTTAGTTTTTGTGCTTTCTTCTGTATCTCGGTATTTATAACCGCTTGTCTCACGCGGGTGCGCCTTGATTTCGTAAAAATTTTTCGTTTAACCATAATTATCTGATTTTATATAGATGGGTCTACTCGACTTAGGTAAAAAATAAAGACCCCTACCTTTGTTTTTAAGAAAACAGCTTAAGTGAGAGGCACGTTTATTAAAAATCAAGTAAAATGAGTGAAAGCATCCAAAAGCTCACCCACGTGGAACACATATTAAAGAGACCAGATTCTTATGTTGGTCCAGTTGCCCGCGTCGGTGAACAGTATTGGGTCAAGGAAGGCGACGGCTTCGAAAAGAAAACTGTCGTATACGCACCGGCACTTCTCAAGATTTTTGACGAAATTCTCGTCAACGCCATCGATCGTAATTCGATCTATCCTAAACAGGTAACGTCCATCTCCGTAAACATCGACCGAGAGAAAGGTGAAATCAATGTCGAGAACAATGGGCCTCTCGGGGGCATCGCTGTCAAAGAACACGAAAAGGAGCAGATTTGGAATCCAGAGCTCACGTTCGGGCATCTTCTCACGAGTACCAACTACGACGATTCACAGCAGCGGGTTGTAGGTGGTAGAAATGGGTACGGCGCAAAGCTCACGAATGTGTATTCGAGCAAATTCTCCATCAAAATCAAGGATTCAGAAAACAAGACGACGTACACTCAAGAATGGACAGATAACATGAAGACGTGTGGAAAGCCGAAGATGCGTAGCTACTCGGGGACGACCTCGAGTGTGTGCGTCACGTTTACACCGGATTGGTCGAGGTTCGGTATGAAGGCGATGGATGATTACATCTTCAAAATTTTTGAGAAACGCGTGTATGATGCGAACATCTGTACCGCACCGGGGTGTAAAGTGAAATTTCAAGGTGAAGCTCTTCCAAAGACAGCATTTAACGAATACGCGAAGATGCACACGAATTCGGATGAAATTTGTATGTTTACGTCGGATCGATGGTCTGTGTGTGTAGTTCCATCGGAAGATGGATTTGAACAAGTGTCTTTTGTGAATGGTATATGCACGACCAAGGGTGGGAGTCACGTGGATCACGTGGCGGGTATACTCGCGTCGAACATCATCGACGAAATGGCGAAAAAGATTAAACTCAAACCCCAACAAGTAAAGAATGCATTCATGGTCTTCGTAAAAGCGACGCTCGTCAATCCAACGTTCAGTAGTCAGGTCAAGTCCGAGTGTACACTCAAACCACAAGAATTTGGTAGCAAATTTGAGCCCACAAAGAAACTCATCAAGGACATTCTCAAAACGAACATCCAAAATGAACTCATGGCGCTCTCGAAATTCAAGGAAATGAAAGAACTTCAAAAATCGGATGGTGTTCGTAAATCTAAAATCACGGGTATACCAAAATTGGACGATGCAAATAAAGCTGGTACAACCCAATCTGGGAAGTGTACACTCATCATCACAGAGGGTGATTCTGCGAAGTCACTCGCAGTCGCGGGTCTATCCGTGGTTGGTAGAGACTATTACGGGGTATTTCCACTTCGCGGGAAATGTAAAAATGTGAGAGATGCGTCGGTCAAACAGCTCACGGAGAACAAAGAGTTCAGCGAACTAAAGAAGATACTTGGACTTCAACAAGGTAAAGTGTACACCTCTCTCGATGAACTTCGTTATGGCCGTCTCATGATCATGACTGATGCAGATACAGATGGAAGTCATATCAAAGGTCTCGTACTCAATATGATTCATTATTTTTGGCCAAGTTTACTTGACCTAAATTTTGTAGTGAGTATGGTGACACCCATCATCAAGGCGTCGAAGGGATCGCAAACTATGTCGTTCTACACAGATTCCATGTTCAGAATGTGGTATGGAAATGGAAAACCTGGGTGGAAGATTAAATACTACAAGGGACTCGGTACGTCTACGTCTGCCGAGGCAAGAGAATATTTCAAAAACATCGAAAAACTCACAGTTAAATTTGACACCGACGAGAAAACAGATGAATCTGTCGTGCTCGCTTTCGACAAAACGAAGGCTGATTCTCGAAAAACGTGGCTACTCGAAAGTACCGAAAAAGAAAGCTCGGAGCTCGAGATTGCATATGGAAATGTAGAGAGAATCGATATCACTGAATTCATTCATAAAGATCTCGTAAATTTCAGCCTCGCAGATTTGAAACGGTCGATCGCACACATGTGTGATGGACTCAAACCTTCACAAAGAAAGGTCATGTACTCCTGTTTCAAAAAGAACCTCACGAGCGAAATGAAAGTTGCCCAACTCGCGGCGTACGTGGCGGAAACATCGGCGTACCATCACGGTGAAGTGTCTCTCGCAGACACGATCGTAAAATTAGCACATAATTTTACGGGGTCGAACAATATTAATCTACTCGAACCGTGTGGTCAATTCGGTACGAGACTCATGGGTGGAAAAGATGCGAGTCAAACGAGGTATATTTTCACAAAGCTCACCAAAGACGCGAGAAAACTCTTCGATGCCCGAGATGACGCTGTCCTCAAATATCTCGACGACGATGGTAGACCCATTGAACCAGAGTATTATGTTCCGGTGTTACCCACGGTGCTCATCAATGGCACGGAAGGTATCGGTACAGGATTCAGTTGTTACGTGCCACCGTTCAATCCAAAAGATATATGTGAGAATATAGAGCGTTCTATTTCTGGTCAGTCACTCGTGGAAATGAAACCATGGTTTGATAAGTTCAAAGGACGCATTTTCAAGAATGAGGAAGGTCTTTGGATCACAGAAGGTGTTTGGACAACTAATAATCATGGTACAGGTATCAAAATTACAGAACTCCCACCCGGTCGATGGACGCAAGACTACAAAGAGTATCTCGACACACTCATGGAAAAGAAGGTCATTTCAGGGTTCATCAATAACAGTACAACAGAAGATGTGGATTTCGCTATACATGGATACGCGGGTAAAAATATCATAAAAGATTTCAAGCTCCAGAAGTCGTTTCATGTGAGTAATATGCACTTATTTCACCCCACAAAGGGTATCAGAAAATACGAAAGTCCAGAAGAGATTCTGAGTGATTTCGTTGAAATCAGAATTCAAACGTATAAAAAACGCAAAGAACACCTTCTTCACGTTCTCAAAGAAAAAACGAAGAAACTTGAAAATATGTCCCGTTTTGTAGACGCGGTCATCAACGAGCGCATCGTCGTATTCAAGAGAAAAAAGAGTGAACTTGAAAATGAAATTTCAAAATCTTATGATAAAATTGATGGATCGTATGATTATTTGTTGAATATTAAGACATACCAGTACACAAAAGAAGCGGTTCAGAGTCTTAATGATGATACAAACACAATCAAGAAGGAACTCGAAACACTGAATGCAACGAGTCATCTCACCATGTGGAAATCCGATTTAAAAATATATAAACAATAAGTAGTATGTGCGATAGGTCCGGACCAAATACCGGTGCAGCACTCTGCCTATCTGCTATAGGCGAACAAGATACGTATCTGTTGGGTGCAGACTCACTCTTTAATTACAAACAGAAAAGACACTCGGATTTTAGAAAATTCCATAGAAGTTTTAATGTTAATAAACCTAGTTCTGCATCAAGCGGGTGGCCATTTGGTCAAACTGTGAAAGTTACATTTAATCCCAGAAACATGGGAGATCTATTGTCAAATATGTACATACGAGTAAAACTACCCGGTTTATCCAATGGGAATTATAATTATGCGGATAAAGTTGGTAAACACCTATTTAAAAGCATAATTATGCGTGTGGATGAAACTATTCTAGAAATATATAAAGATGATATAGGGTTTATTTATGATGAAATGTATTTAGATCATTCAGAACACGTGAGTAGAACTTACACAGATGGACGTTTCATAAATAGAGAAACCGTCTTATCACCAACATTCAATCTAATAAAAACGAGTGATACCTTCGTATACGTACCAATACCATTCTTCTTTTCTAGAAGTTACGAGTCGTCTGACTACGAAACAAACGTGCATAATAGACCGTATTTTCCTTTGTGTGCTATAAATAAACAAAAATTGGAATTCGATATAGAATTTAGACCACAAACATTTTTTACAGATGACCCAGTCACTCTATCGTTAGATAGTTTCGACGTAGTGACAGAAGAGATCACAGTCACGCCGGAAGAAAGATTATTTTATACTTCCAGTAAATATGAAATGTTTACCGATGTATTCAAGACAGATCCAAAAGTAGACACGG